CGTCTAAACATTCAGACAATAAACGAATCACACTACTATTTTACCCCGAAAAACAGGTATTTTATAGGGCATAACACAATTTAAATACAATTCAAAATATTTTGATAATAGATTAAATTTTTTCTATTGTTTGGTAAAATAAAAATTTTTGACCATGGCGCGGGCGGTTCCGGTGGCAAGGCGAAAAATAGGGTGGCAGGGTGACGTAAAGTCATATGTAAAAATTTTACATATCGAAAATAGTAATGATTACTATTATCAAGTTATCCACAATAGTTTTCCACATTATCCACATTTTCCACATATACAAATACTAAACAAAAAGTTTACCAATACTAAACATCATATTTCCATAAAATCAATAATAGTAATCATTCCTAATTTTCTAAACTGACCATTAGTCACAAAAATATGACCATAAGTCATTCTTCTATTCCTGCACGCTCTACAATCAATACCCCTTTTTGTTCAGATCTGCTTTTATTAATTTTTTCAAATATTCGGTCACTTTGATATTATTTTCTAATAAGTATTCTTGCAATCTATTGTATTCTGATATTTCTTTTTCTGTATACTTTATTCTTACTTCTTTACATTTTGCCTGATACTTTCTAACAGCTTTCTTTTCTGCTTCTGTACTCATACACAATAACTCCTTTTGCATACACAATAATAAATTATTTTATTTTCAGCACTTTGCACAATAAACTATTATATCTATTGTACAATATTACTATTCGTCAATGTGCTGCATGGTATTACTATTTACACTATGCTTATTGTTTACATTGTACAATTACATTTAACTAACTAGCAATATGCATAAAAATATATATGTAGGCACTTATAAAACCGTGATTATTTTACTAAAAAATACTTGAAAAATGAGTGCCTACATGTTATACTTGTCTTGTCAATAAGGGATGACCTTAATTGATACGCGAACGGTCGTTTTACCGCGCTTTTGCTCTAACTGTACCCGAACACCGACCGGGATTGTAACTGTCAACCTTAGTCTCAGTATCTATTACACGGACGTGTAACCGTTCCGCGGACAATGAAAAAGTTGTCTGCATTCTATTCTTACATGAGTTCGGCAAACTAATTTGCCCGGTACAAAGTCCATACCGAATAGGACTATTCCCACCAATAGCGCGAATGTTGCGAAACAGACGCGAACGGGTAACATGAGCCACCGTCCTTGTGATTTCTGCCTAAAATCAGCAGCACACAAGTGGTAGGAAAATCGGGCGTATATGATGGTATATATCCCGATCGTGTCCGGGTTACACGAATTACATTTGCACGAAACACTTTTCGGAATTGTAACGCTCAAGTCGTTCGTTCCAAACTGATAAAAAAGTTGTGGCGCTTAAGTCGCTCCATTTTCGGTTTACGTGTTCCATTTCAAAATGCGTCGCCGGACGTTTCCGGCAATGAGTGGCACTTAAGTTGCCCCATTGAAATATGATGAAAAACGTGAGATCTGAGCGCCGAAAAACTGTTTTTTTTACATAGCAACTATATCAAATTGTTTTCGCCGTGTCAAGTACACGGCATGAGAGGAGTAAATCATGTTAAACAAAAATTATAACATTTTGCGCGTAACACGCAATGAAATGGCACTTGTCAATGTTGTTTCCGGTTCTAAAGTCGTAGCAGATGAAACCGCACTTATTTACAATCGCGTTGTTTCCGGTCTTGTTTCGGACGGTCTTGTTTCACGGTCATATGCCGACTTTAGTGAATTGTCACTTGTCGGTGTGGTAGTTGCTCCGGTTTTGTACAAAAATGCTGTATTTGCAGCTTGTATTGAACAGGAGAAAACCGCTTCAGAAAATAAACTTGAAAGTTTTCTGAAAACGGTTGAAAAGTCTGAAGCACGCGCTAAAGAACTTGAAAGCAAGCGTGATGTATTCGGACTCGACCAGGAGGAAAGCACGGAATACTTAAAACTCCGCGCGTTTCTTCTCACTTCGGAAGATGTAAAAATGGATCTCGTTTCACGCCGTGACGCACTCCGTGGCGCGTGCAATGAAATTTCCGGTATCATTTCACCGGTATATGTTGCTCAGATTAAAGGAACAGGGAAACAGTCTTTGCATTTTGAATTGTTTTGTTCCCTTGCTTCCGGAAACGTTTCGGACTGGAAAAAGGTTTTTGAAAAACCTTTACAGAGCGCCCAGCTTTACCGTCACGAGTTGGGACGTACCGGCGGCGAAACAACGGAAGATACAAAAAAACTGTATCTTTCATTCCGGTCTGAGATGGAAAACTTGTTTTCGCGGTTTTCTGTCACAAAATCGGACGGTAACAAGGTACTTGCATCTCGTTCTATCAGAATGACCCCAACGGAATTAAACAACCTTGCGACCCTTGTTTCTGGTTTCAATATTGAACAGGACGGAAACGGAAAGTTCCTGTTCAAAACGGTGAATTACAAGAAATTCGAACGAGTTCTTGTAAAAGCCATTGTTTTGAAAAAACAGGGTGGCAAGTTTGAAATTAAGGGCAACCTTACTTTTGAACAGAAGAAAAAACAGAAATAATCACGCAAGTGTAATATTTTCGCCCGTAGCCTTCAAAAGTTACGGGCGATTTTTCAGCACTCATTTTTGAGTATCTTTTTTTGATACCTAAAAACCAGTGAAAAATGGGCGTTGTGTGTACAACGTCTTTTTTGCGTACTTAAATTTCCGGCTTTACAACGGGAAATAAGAAAGAAAAGAGGAAAAACCATGTGTAAAATTTCAGAAGTATTCAAGAAATGTTCAGATCCGCGTTATTTCGTCGCAAGAAAACAATTCAGAATGGCGGGGAAAAGTTTTCCGGTAAATGCCGTATATACGCAATATGACGGCGTTCGGTACGTGTGCGACTCATTCCCAAACTATAAAGGGAACCGCATTTATTTGTATGTGTGGGCTTTCAATCCGGTTTATAACGAATGGGAACGGGATATCATCGCCACCTATAGCAAGAATGAGTTCGAACGGAAACTTGCGTGCAGCATCTGGAAAGCTCATAAAGAAAGTAAAGCGAAATCAGTTCGCCCAATCAGAGAACGCAAACCGGAAAATTTCGATAGAATGATGAAAAGCGCGGTTACAAGAAAGAAAGGCGGCGGATCTGGTCAGCGGTTAATTCCAGGAATGGATTCACGGGATTTCGGGCGTCCGGAACCGGAATGGAAAGAACACACAACATACGCACATTGGGAATTTTCGGGCAATGCATCAATGATTTCATTATCTTGTGGTTATGACTATTAAACAGAATGTAAAAAGGCAAAACAGGAGGAAGAGAAAATGAGAAAAGAAAGATATATGGACGCATGTCCGAAAGACAGAAACTGCTGGGGATGTTTTTATGCAGAAGAATGTCCAGTATGGAATGATCAGCAGGACGCAGAACCGACGCAGATTCCTACAACTGAAGTCTACATGTCGCTCTGTGAAGGTAGACATGAGATTCCCCAGGCAATCGACGGATCTATTTTCGGAACGGAACTTGATCCACTCGATCTCTCCGGAATGGAAAGAGAAGCAGCAGAACAGCTCCGCGGCGTTTTCACACTAAACCTGTACGTAACAGGTTTGACAGTTGCGCTTGTAGCCGTTCTTAACGTGTGCAGAGAACAGAAAATCAAAGTTACTCTGTATCACTATAATAGAGAAACAGGTGACTATTACCCACAGGAGGTAAAATAATATGAACGCAATCCAGGCAGAAAACGCAATGATGGTTACAATTAAAAGTCATCATTTAGAAAATGACAAGGCAACCATGGGTATTTTCAATGCTATCTGTAATATGTTATACACTACAGAATTAGTAGAAGAATTAGCACCGGCTTTATTATCTGTGTTTATCAAAACTGGAAATTTCAAGGCAAACAATGCGTTGAAAGCATCAAGAATGATCTTAGGAGGAAACACAAATGAAAAGAAATGATATTACTTGTATTCCGATGACAAAATTTTCACGGCGTCACAGAGAAATTGCGGAACAGTTCGTACCGGAAAACGTAGAAGATACTTTGCGGAAACTGACAGGAATGTATGATTCCAGAATCCAACAACGGAAATATCTGGAAGATAACACAATGGAAACTCGTGTATGTAATGTAATTGCATTCGGGATTCCTACACAAGTAGAAGTTACATTCTATTTGTAAAACAAAATAACAGAACCGAAAAAGGCGTTTTTGCAATGCAAAGCAAGAATGTCTTTTTTTTGATGCAAAAATTTTCAATTTCACAAGGCAAACTCAAAATAAGGAGGAACTACTATGTTCAAAAAATTAACAGTAACACTTCTCACCCTTACCACCATCTTTTCCGGAATCTCTGCTTACAACACCACCAAAACAGCAGCAGAACCAGTAAAGGCAGAATCACGGCAGAACTCCGCAACGGAAATCACAAGTGAAACTCAGAAGCTCGATTACAGCCAGGAACATGATTACAGCTACGCCGATTCGTTTATTGCTGACGTAGTAGATTGGAATACTAACGGCGAAGAACTGGCACTTATGACAAGTGACGGCTATGAATTTTACGCCTATAAGTCTGCAAACGAATATGAGTTCAACAAGGCATACGTGGCGTTGGATGACATCACCGACGTAGAAAAGACAGAAGGCAAAATCCGAATTTACACAAAAGATGGAACAATCTATCAGGTGTTTGGAGAATAAAGGAAAAAAGAAACTACACAGAAAGGCAAATAGAGAATAAAACAAAAAAGCAAAGGAGAAAAGAAAATGAAAGACAAATTATTAAAAGTAAGTTATATTCTGGCATGGGTTGGAACACTTTGGTTCCTTTTAAGCCTGGAAAGCAGCATGTGGAATCTTATTCCGGCGGCATTGTGTCTTGCTTACGCCTATGCATTCGGCGAAGCGAACAACGGAAATTGGATCATTTCGTTGCACTAAGAACTATGAAGTATAAATGCATAACTTATAATTATGCATAATATATACATAATCAAGAAAGGGAAATTAAAACATGAGAAAAGGAAAAGTATTTGAAATCAAAGTGGCAAGTAGCGCAAGTTTTTATTCTTATCTTGCATTATCCGGAATCGACTTTGAAGCAAAAGAGAAACCGGAAGTCATCATCTTTACCTGTGATATGACAGAAGCAGAATTTGCGGCAGCAGTCCAGTATTGCAACAAGCTGGCGGAAGAACGGAAATTCAACGAGTCTGTAGGAAAATACAAGAAACTCCACGAGGAATATCTTACTTTGCAGCAGGTAAAGGAAGCGTTAGACGATCTGTTCCGTGACATCAGCCGTCAGGCATTTTACAAACAGAAAGAAGCAGAAAGGGAACTGGCGGAAATCTGTGTAAAAACTATTAGAAAGACAACACTAGAATTTATCCTTACTAAGAAAGAAATTATTGACATTGTAACGGAAATCGGATTCAATGCGATGATGAACAATGATCGGTTGACAGAATTTCTTCTTCCTGGTTGGGATGAAAGCCTTTATAAAATTCAGTAAGGCAAAACCATAGAAAGGAGATGATGCACAATCACGCAACGCAAAATAGAATCATGGTCACTAAACCGCCGTATAGAATCTTTACGGCAAATGGATCGTAGACTTGCAGAACTAAACATTGCAAGCCGTGATACGATCTGGAAAGAATACGGTGGAGGACTAAGAGAAAATGAAAAGGCAACGCTTGAAAATTGGAAGCGAATTGCCGAAGATGACATACTATATGATAATGCTATATATTGTTATATGGTATGTACGCTAGAACCATATACATTATGTGGTTTCGAAAACTAAACGTAGAGCATAGAAAAACAGGTTGAAATATACCTGTTATTTTTATGCTCAAAATCAAAAGGGAAAGCCAAAATAATAAAACATAGAAAAAGGAGAATAAAATTATGTGTAAAATCAATGGAGTAAAATTAACAGAGATGAGAGAGAAAGCTGGTATGTCACAGAATGCACTTGCAAAGAAACTTGGAGTTGCTGAAAGCACAATTTCCAATTATGAAACAGGTCGAAGTAATCCATCGGAAGAGAAAGTAGACAAAATCTGCTTTATTCTGAAGATTAACAAGGATGACATCGAAATTCATGATGTAGGATACAGCTTTTCAGATTCGATGGGAAAGACATATGAAAAATATAGAAGAGCAAAAGGATTCCGGCATTATATGACATCAGTCGATTTCGAAAATTGGATTAATGAACAGAGAGATTTTGATGCAGAAACGGAAACATCAGAAGTAAGCAATGCATTACGGTATCCTTTGACAGTAGGAAATAAAAAATATATAACAATCAACCCACTGTTTGTACATATTCCAGACTGGCAGAGAAGTACGGACATGGTAAAGGCAAAAGAGATTGAAGAAAATTTCAATGAGTCAAAATTTGATCCGATCAAAGTATTCCTTATTGATGGAAAATTATATGTAGCTGATGGCGCTCATAGATTAGCTGCATTCATTATGAAAAACAATCTGTTAAGGAAAGCAGAAAAATTAAAAATTCTGGTTGAGATTATTGATTGTAAAACAATGTGTGAGGCCGTATTAGTTTTCTTAGGACAGCAGGCAGGAAGGAAACCTATGTCGGTTAGTGATATGTATAGAGCTGGTATTGAAGCGAACGAAGAAGATTATATTAATTTCAAAATGATTTTCGATGCATACAACATCCAGATCTCGGCAGACCTGAATCGGAAAGAAAATCCTATTGGGAAAGTTACACCAACCATGAATCTGTTAAGAATGGCAAAACGCAGACCTGAATCGCTTAAACATGCAATCGTTATGATTAAAGAATTGAAATGGTGTGGATCTGTTGAAAAGAATGCGTTTACACAGCGAAATATCAATGTTCTTCTGAAGATGGAAAGCATTCATGGAACGGAAACGTTAAATCTTCTTAAAAAGCATTGCAGTGGAGCAGCTTTCTATGAAAGCAAAGTATTCCCAGTCAAAAGCAATGCACAGCTGTTTGACATTCTGGAAAGCGAAATCAATAAATAACACATATCTTACATACATATCAAGCAATACATATACATATTTTACATAGGGAGTTCGGAATAAGAAAGCACCACCTTATCCCTCCACATATATAATAGGAAGAAACACCGTCAGCCTAGCTAACTGATGGTGTTTTCTTTCACTCAAAAACGCAAACGAGAAAGGAGAATAATGGTTATGTCAATGGATGATTTACGGTCATTGCTTTCGGATGACGAATATGCAGGACTTGAAGAATATCTGTCCGAAAGCGAAAGTGAAAATTAAGTAGTTAGACAGAGCGGATAAGGCAACTTGTCCGTTCCAATGTGATTATTTGATTATCACAAGAAAGCGAGGAAAGAAAAATGGAAACACGACACAATCCAGCAGGTTTTGATTATGAAATCATTGCCCAGAAAAAAGAATATGCGCTAATCAAAATGGAAAACACAGAGGAATACAAAATTGTATCTGATATCTGCGCTGATGGTAGTTGGGCTTACACTGTTTGCTCATGGATGTATGGAGAGTTCGGAAGAGAAGAATATCTTGTTTTACAGGATGCTATTGATGCATTTCGTGCCAGAACGGAAAGCACATACATTCCACGGTCACGCCTGGAAGAGTTGGCAACAAAATTTAAAGATGGCATATTTTCATGTGATCTGGATGAAGAAGAATATGACGAGTTCTTTGACGACGAATGTGATATGACGGATGAAGAATTAGAATTTTTCGGATTATTAAAAGGAGATGATGAGTAATGTCAAGACGACGAAAGCCAAAGGAAGTTCTGGATTTTGAAAGGGAATATTTATTTCCTAATGGATTCAGAGAAACAAGAGTAAACGGAAGAGATGGTACTGGATCACACTTGCATTATTTAAACCGTGTAACTCACAAGAGAATTGAAGTAAATACACGGCTGAATAGAGAAGTAAAAGCAAGACTGATTAAAGAGAATAATCTTGTGTCAAATAAAAAAGTGAAAGGAGCGAAAAGAATTGAGAACGCAACAATGTGCTGTATTTGATCCAGATCATTACAACATAATTGATATTACCAACTATGAAAAGTACCGTCAGCACATCGAACAGCAGCGCGAAATGGAAATTCAAAAAGAGAAAGCAAGGCGCAAAAGAGAAATAGAACGCCATAAATACATAGCACAGAAAATCTTTTGCGTGATGCTTATGATTGTTGGATATTTACTTATTAGATATGCAAGCGATACCTGGCCGTTAGGAGTAACGTTCATTTTATTCGGACTGTTAGTAATCACAGAAAGGAAAGCGATTTTATGGTGATTTGGATAAAAATCTTTGATCGGTACGAACCCGTACTATATGTACAGAAAGACGCTTTGCGGCATATGACCGTCTTGTATGTAAGAACAAAAAATACAATGGTTGATGTATATATGAGTCTTGACGGTCGATTATTTGCAACAAGAAAATCTGTAAGGGAAGGAGGCAAGGGAATGTGTACGTTGTAGCAAGTGATGGCGTGACAACGCAAGCCAGAAAATTAAAATCAACTGTTTCCTTGCCGAAAGCGAAAATGCTAGTAGAAAATTTGAGAGATACGGATTATCTCGGTTTGGAATACTGGTTGGAAGATGACGAGAGAAATGAAATTGAAACGGAGACGATAAAGCATGGTTGATGTATAAACAGTAACTATTCATAAACCAGAAAAAGTTTTTGGTTGCTTCTATGGATTCATCGGATGAAAGAGAAATTTCAGAAAGGGAGAATAATGGTTAAGTTTGATTTTTATGCAATATATGTTGAAACAAGCGAAAGAAGTGGTGAAGTTGTAGATGTGTTTTCTTCTTTCGAAGAATGTATAGAGCATCGGATGGAACATGCGAATTGGTTCTGTCCGAAGGGTGACATATGGATTTTACACATTAACAACGGAAAGAACTTTAAACCATCTGAAAAATGGCATGTAAATGCAGATGGCTCGATCAAGAATGAGGATTAAATCATGGCAAAAGAATTTATTTATAACCGGACAAGAGAAATTGGAACTATTGGTAAAAACACAGTGGAAATCGGACATTACACTGTTGATGGCAAAGAAATGCCAGACAAGGTATATATGGT